CTAGCCTGGTTGGAGGCAGCGACCCGGAACGCGGTTGGGCTGCTTGGCTTGTACTCAAACAGCAAGTTGCAACAGCGCAGGTACAACCTGGTCTCTGGCCTCAGTGGTCGGAGGCATGGCTAAAGGGCCCGCAGAAGCGCTACACTCGGGGTGCGGTAGGTGCACCACCTGTGGCGCGGCATCCTTTGGTCCGTGCACAGTTCTCACTTCTTTGGGACGTTCTGCCGGCGGAGGAGCAGGGCGTACTGGAGTGGTTGTGGAATGAGCTGGGTATCCTGGAAACGTGCGAGGAGTATTGTATGTATGTGTTGAAGCTTTATTCCGGCTGGGCAGTAATACATGGTGCGGCGTGCCTGGGACCATCTTGGACCTGTTTCCAAGAGCAAGAAGGTCTTTTCGGTGCTGCGCCAGAACTAACTGCCAAGCAACAGGAGGAGGCTGCTGACCTGTGGATGGGACCACGGGCGCCTCCTGACTGCACAGGGAAAAGCATGGGTTGTCGCAAGTATCGGCGGCTCACCTCGCTCTGGCATCGAGGCTTGGCTAAGTTGGAGTCTCGAATGCACGCTGCTCGCTCTCCAAAATTCGACGCATGGACTGGTTTCGATGAGTGGGTTCATATGCCTAGCAAATGGGCCTTTGCGACATCGGCACAAGGTGCACTCCGTGTACCCGGAACCAGGTCCAATAAAGCGGGAAGTTGGTTAGCGGAAGACCTTTCGAAAATGCAAGCAGAGTTGGATAGAGATGCCGTCCACGGGATCGAACTTAACTCGTTCATTAAACGTGAACGGACCAAGGCTAGAGGCATCAATTCAACGCCCTTCTTCATGTCCTTGAGGCAAGGCTACGTGTTCCAGCGGGCGGAGGAGGTCGTAAGGCGGATTTGTTGCACCACGCTCGGTCGCACGCGCGATCTTGCGTGGGAGCACATCTTCGGAGACATCCTCACCGCTAATGTAGCATGTTTGCCGGTCGATATTAGCAAGTTCGACCACTTGCCCCACAAGACTGTGGTAAGACGGGGTTTACGTTTGTTAGCGCATTTCGGGCGACCCGAAGCCGGAACTGACGGAGAAAGGGAAAAGCATGCGTGTTTATCAGAGCAGGTGATTGACGAGATGTTAAGTGTGCAGTATCGGTCTATACAGTACAACCGCGGCGTACTGTCAGGCTGGCGAGCCACTGCATCGCTCGATACGCTACTAGTGATAGCCCTACTCATAGCGATACTCGACGAGGCTGGCGTCAAGGGCAGCATCGCTGCTCCTGGGCTCCAGCCTGGAGTGGGTCAAGGAGATGACGTTCACGTGGG